CGGTTCCTGATAGAAACCTACCGCGCCAATGATCGCAACGTATATCGCGTGGCAAAGGCCGCGTGGAAGTGGGGCAGGGTGTACGGCGTGTCGCCCTACCTCATCATGTCCGTTGCCCACAGGGAGAGCAATTTCAACCCCCTCGCCGTTTCCCCTGTCGGTGCTGTCGGCATCATGCAGATCATGCCGGACGTATGGAAACTAAACCCCTCGAAATTGAGGTGGATAGATTACAACGTGCGGCATGGCGCGAGGATCTTGAAGCACTATCTTGATCGGTACAATGATCCGTCGCGGGCGCTCTTCGCCTATTATGGCGGCAATAACGATAGGAACGGGTACGGGTATCCAAGCCGCGTTCTCGGCAGCAAGCACTTTAATCATGGAGGGTAGGATGAAACAAATTAATCCGGTTTTAATTGAAAGCAAAAAGTATTCATTTCCAGTAAGGGTGTGGGCCGATTTCGTTGAAGATTCGGCAATGGTGCAGATAAACAATTTGGCGCAACTGCCATTCGCGTTTCATCATGTCGCCATCATGCCAGACGTTCACATGGGTTACGGTATGCCAATAGGCGGTATTCTGGCAACCGATATGGTTGTTATCCCCAACGCGGTTGGGGTTGACATTGGTTGTGGAATGTGCGCCGTGGAAACATCTTTGGTTTCTATAACCAAAGACGATCTTAAAGAAATAATGGGCGAAATTCGCAAGGCCGTTCCGGTTGGGTTCTCGCATCACGAAAAACAGCAGGATTTATCGCTAATGCCAACTGTCGGAGAGTTTCCAGAAATGCCGATTGTTACGCGCCAATATGAATCCGCCACCAAGCAAATTGGAACCCTTGGCGGCGGCAACCATTTTATTGAAATCCAGCGCGGTTCAGATGGACACATTTGGATTATGATTCACTCTGGCTCTCGCAATCTCGGTAAGCAAGTGGCCGATTACTACAATAAGGCCGCTGTGGAATTAAATACTGAATGGCTTTCTCCTGTTCCCAAAGAATGGCAGTTGGCATTTCTTCCGATTGAAAGCGCCGTCGGGATAGAATATCTTGCCGAAATGAATTATTGCGTTAATTTTGCCCTCGCCAACCGAAAACTAATGATGGACGTTATTTGCGGGATTTTCTATACGAAAACCGGATGCAATTTTAAGCCGATGATTAACATAGCCCACAATTACGCCACAATGGAAAACCATTTCGGCAGAAATGTAATGATCCACCGCAAGGGGGCAACACTCGCTAGAGAGGGAACAATCGGGATTATACCCGGCTCAATGGGTTCTAAATCTTATATTGTTCGTGGCAAGGGCAATCCGGATAGTTTTTGTAGCTGTTCCCATGGCGCGGGCAGAAAAATGAGCCGCACCGCCGCGCAGAAAGAATTATCCCTGGAAAACGAAATATCTAATCTCGATAGCCAGGGAATCGTTCATGGCCTGCGAAATGTAAAAGACCTAGACGAGGCCACCGGAGCATACAAAGATATTGATTCCGTAATGGCAAACCAATCCGATCTGGTTGACATTATGGTTGAACTAAAGCCGCTTGGAGTTATAAAGGGCTAAAATGCTCACCCGCACGAAAGCAGCATATAGCGCACGGATAGCCAATGCCAACGAAATGGACGTTGCCTACTATCGCAGCGTGATGTCTGGATACGAGGAATACCCCTTTGAACTTGACGGCTCAACCGAACTGGCAAGGGCGGTATGGCTCGACATGAAAGGATTGCTGACAAGGAGGCCCATGAATCCGATAAAAGCGTACATGAAAGATCGCGGGTGGAACGCCAAAACGATGGCAACGGCAACCGGCTTGAAGCTCAACACTTTCTACAAAGTGCTATCCGACAACGGGTGCATCAATGCCAAGCAGATAGTGTTGGACTACATGGCGGCGAATCCCATTGAATATAGGATAATTGAACCCGTTGACATAAAAGATTGGCACAGATCAACCAGAAAATTAGATGAACTTTTTGAATCTGGTAAAGTAAAAAGCGTTCAAATACATTTGGAGGTCTGAAATGAAAACGGAAACCATCAAGATTTCCTTTCCCTTTGAATGTCCCTTTAATGACGGCTTATTCTGTAACCTGGGGGACGGCGTAGCCGAGCCGCTTTCCTGTGATGATCCCGATATGGTTCCGTCCACTTGTCCGCTATTCCGGGCAGATTACATTATTAAATTATCGAGAAAAGGAAGAACCCAATGAACTTAGATATTATAGCGGTAAGTAAAGTAGATGGCGGTTATCTGGTTTCAGCGGGTGATGATTGCTATGTGAGAACAAATTATGACGACCTTTCCTTTTTAATCAAGAAACTGCTGGATAACCCTAAACCTAAAAAGGCCAAGACCTTTCCTTTTTCAACACTACAAGACCTAGAAGCCGCATACGCACAACAGGCAGAGCAAGAGCCAGCACAACCGCCAGAATGGGTTGGCGATATACTTAAATGGGATTAGGGCTTTCCTTTTTAATAAACGAAAACACTCTGGTTGGCGGCGTTTCATCCATGAATGGGAACTCCGCTTGCCTTTCCTTTTCATTGCCCGTTTCCTTTTCGCCGATCCGATACCACGTTATCGGCGATGGGCGTAGTATAAGGTCGTTTTCTTTTTCCAGCACGATCCACCCCCTATAATGCCATTTCCTTTTTAATTATAACGCGGCCATTTTCGCGGCGTGTCTTTTGGGAAATAAAATCGCCGCTTGATATTGAAGCCGCATATATAGCCCTGCCGCCGTATATCCTTTTGCCATCCGTGTAATTGCCTATTGTAATATGCTGGCCGTAGCGCCTTTCCCTTTCAATGCGAAACGCTAGATTTTCCATTATGAATTGCGCTCCCAGGATAGCGGGCCATCATTTTTTGTAAACTGAACGGTTTTCCAATCATGTAAATTTGCCAGCCCGTCTTTATCATACTCAATAAAAGACGCGGTTATGTTTTCCGCTATATGGGGAATGTCTTTTAGTTTTTTGTACGCCGCAAGCGGGCTGCTTGCTTTTACCTCAACCCTAAAACTATCTTTTGTTAAAAATGCAAATGTTTTTTTCATATCTCCTCCTTTCCTTTTTAATTCTTAAACTCAGACAGCGGGCAGCGTGAAACATATTTGCAAAAATAGCAATCGCCGCCAGCATCCTCACAAGCACGGCCAAAACGCAAGACGCGGAAATAGTGAATTAACTTTTTAAGCATGGCCTTCCTTTTTAATCCGCTTTTTAACGATCTTGAAAGCCGTGCCGCGCTCATTTTCCCGATAGCACTTTAACTGCTCCCTGGCGGCCCTAAAACTTTCCTCTGCCGTGACCTCCTCCCATCCATGACAATAAAGCCCGTGAATCTGGTACTCATCAAAAGTTTTCCTTTCCTTTTTCATTATAAACCTCCCTGGCATTTAGCCAAGCCGGGCAACCGATGGCGATTGCCTAGCTAAGATAAACGCCTATTCGCCGAGAGCTTTTTTAATGGCTGTTTCCAAAAGACGGACCGATTTCCACTTTGCGCCGATATAGTATAGGTCCGACAATGCTTCTCGGCAGGCTTCCAGCATCTCCGGCGCTGCGGCTTCAAGTAAATAGTTTGCCTGATCCACAGTTGAAATCCCATGATGGGACGAGATTATTTTTCCGCCCGTTGTTGTGACGTGAACCAGATCGCCATCATCAAAAAAAACCTCCCACGGTCCCGGCGTGAACCTTTCTTTTTTTTCGTTCATTGTTAAACCTCCTTATGGTTTAATTTAAAAAAGCACGTTTTTTAATAACTGCGCGCAGCCTGGAAACGTCGCGGCGGAGTAAAGCAATCTCTAGGCTTTTCATGTTTAAAAGAGATTCAAGCTGCTTTATGCGCTCTTGACCTTTCCTTTCATGCGGGAAAACATGATCCAGCATTTCCCGAAGTGTAAGCTGATCTTGTTCGCTCTTTGGCATGATTTACTCTGCCACGGATGCGGCAGCGGCCACCCTGTGAAATTCGTGCCGGATATAATCCGCCATATCCTCCGGGCAATCATCGCTTGATTGTATGCCATATTCGCCGATAAAAACCGGCCAGCCATAGCGGACCTGCAAATAAGACATGATGGATTTTTCAAATTCATCGGATAAGTGCCGCTGCTCTATTACATACTGTGAGCCGATAAATAAATCCGTCGTGATGTCGTCGCGGCCATCATCGTTAAAATGGGACAGGAAAGCGGAGACGGCTCCGGATGCCGGCCCATCGGTCCATGTAACATGGAAGTAACGGCTTCCGGACCTGCGGCGGACGCTAAAGCCATGATGAAATTGCTTTTCAAGCAATCGCTTTAAGTCTCGCCCGTCCTTGACCTTGTAGAAAGTTTTTAAGTCATTCATTTTATAAATCTTCCTATTTAATCCGGCCCTATACGCGGCCAGGATTGTGCTAAATCAATTCAGCATTGTATTCTTTGGGATTGTTAAATGCCATGTGACCAAGCGGAAGCGGCCACGGGCCGTTATCATTTTTTGCAGCATTAAGCGTTTTTGTCCATTCGTTGCTATTGTTGTGGTTTGTTTCAATATAAATCTCAACCCCTCTCCAACCATTCTTTTTAATCATTCGGCGTTTCATTTTAAATCCTCCTTGCCTTGTGGCGATAATTTACTTAACCCAACCATACCGAAGCATGGCTGGATTAAATAAGTTATTCGGTTTCTACCTCCACGCCGAGGGCCTCCGACAGCATCGGGGCCAACTCAGCCTTGTCCTCCGGGGTCAGCGCCTTGACTTCATTGGCGAACTGAAGTAGGGTTTCTCCGGGCTTCTTGCCGAAGAACTTCATGCACGCGGACGCGAATTTGATTTTGTTCATTTGAACCTCCCGCCGCATTTAGCGACACCCATATAATAGTATTACATTTTGAATCTGTCAACACGAAAACAAAAGAAAATAAAAATAAATATAGGCAAGGGAAAGCACTAAAAAACCGGGGTATAATCATACGCGGGCATGAGAGATCGAGCCGCTACGGGCGTCCTGAGAAGAAAAAAACAAGGGAAAGGCGGAGGAAATAAGAAAATAAAGAAAATCAATTATAATGCCGCGTTCTTCTCTTTTCTTCTTCTTCTTTTCTTCAAATATGATTATGGAATATTCTATATACTACGTTATATATAAAGACTGAAAAAAGATATTGCTTTTCTTAAAGAATATTAAAATATAAAATATAAAAAAGATTTATTGCAAGCATTATAAGATACTGTGTTAAACATAATGCCGTGTATGATACAGTATAAGATAGGTCTGGGACCTTTCCCCCGCCTGCTTGTCTTGATTTTATATCTGTTATTCTAATCTGGAATATCAAATACTTTTCCACAATTACAGCCAGGTAAACCCTAGAAAATGGCGAACATTAGTCGCACCATAATTTTATAGTGGTGTGCATAAGTCTTGAAACGCTGCACCGATAAGGGTTTACATATACAGCGTCGGATAATATACATAATGTAAACCAGTGGAATGCGGCGGATCACGGCTCGATTGTGTATATGTTACCCTACCTGGTACTCCCTGGGCGGGTTAGTTGGGGTTGGTCGTATATACGCACCCCCCTTCCCGATCTTCTACATATTTTTCTGCCCTATTAGTGATTCTGTTGGGTTGGGTTGCCATTCCCGGCATGTTTTGGAAATAAAACCTATTGATTTGTAGAAGTGTATGTAATTTTATCTAAATGGAAAATTCAGCCCATTTCCGCCCCGTGGTGGCGCGATCTCTTTTCCGGCGTATGATTTATCGTCTTTGGGGAGAAGTCGCCCCACAGGTGGCAAAGAACGCTAAATTTGGGGTTTGTGGGGGTGGGGCCAGGCTCTATTTCTTGTTCCGGCTATTCTTCGGCTTCATATTCAACAAACCCCATGCACGATTTGCCCTCTGATCTGCGCTCGATTTTATCTATTCTGGCCTGCATTTTTCTAATCTGCCTGCGGACGGCGCGGTTTTCGCGCATTTGTGCTTCCAGCGTTTGGCAGAACGCATCTTCTAAATTATTTAGCCGCTTAGTTATGGGTGGTTGTTTGGGCATTATTCATATATTCTTGATAAATATGGGAAAACTCGGCAAATGGTATGCCGTGGATGTAGGTAGTAATGCCGTGTTTGCGACAATACATTCTGGAATAGCACCCGCTCCACTTCGGCTTCAGCATATTAATTTTTATCATCCACCACCTCCGGCTCAAATATCGTCCCATCTTTAAGTTCGATGCGCTTTAGGGGGCAGTCTGCCCCAAGTTTCCGTTCATCTACAAATGATATAAATTCATTACTAATGCTGCAAATTACTTCTCCGTCAATAACAAAAAGGCACGGACACCTGTCGCATTTTACCATATTGACCTCTCGTCGGGGCGGATAATGGTGCCGCCGATCAGTTCGATACGTTTAAGTGGGCAGCCGGATTTGCGGCAGACGCGGTTTTGCGGTATATTGCCGAACTCGATCTCAAATCTGTCAATACCGCAAGTCCACCATATGCCGGTGGTTTCTCCCGTTGTTTCGTCAATCTGATAGTCTTTAAACAGGCACGGACAGGAATTGCAATAAACGGTTCTAGGTTCCATGTTACATCCCCACCTTGACTTCGGGTTCTTCTGTGGGCGGTTCTGGTAGCGGTTTCCAGTGGGTGACATCACAATCCAATACGTATGGTGTGCCGGTTTCTTGATCCACCCATATCGGCTCCCAGCAATTACCAATAACATCTCTATATGCTATAATGTAGCCATATCCACCATAAATTAAAACGTTGTCGGTATTTACGGGCAATCTCTCTTTAACCGAAATCCATTTGGTCATTTTTTATTCTCCACGTTTTTCGTCACGAAGTTCGTGTGTGAACCCGATTAGGTCAATTATACAACTTACGCAAACGTACATGGTCTGGGATGTAACCGCGCTGTGTAGCCGTATCACTTCGCCGTTCACCTCTGTCCCGCAGTATTGGCATTTGGGCGTATGAAAATAAATCGGCACACCGTCATTCGGATAATAAATTTCGCTGTCGTTCATCGGTTATCTCCATTATTAGATTTGAGCCACGGTTTATGTATCGTGTCGGTGTATGATCTCGTACAACCGCTACCATCTGGATCGTCATGGCAAATCCAAAATCTATAATCTTTATATCCGCGCCGATTTTCTTCTTCCGATCTCCCCCAACAACTCGATAGGAAAAAGCTACAACGAAAACACATTTCCATAACACTATTTTTGTCACCCACCATTTTCCTCCAAAACACGCTTCTTAGCCAATCTCATTTTAGCCATGTGTTCTCTTAGGGTCTTTGTACCACCCGGCGAAGATATATATTTTCCCTCATGGATAGAAGCCACTTTTCGTTCAAATTTAGCCTTTCTGCCGGGGGTGTCGGGGTTCATTCCCGCGGTTCCACGGCTGACCTTACGGATTTTAGTCAGCATTTCCAATGTAAAATAGCCAATTTCGTGGTTCTGTTCGGACTTCTTGGCGAGTTTCCTCTGCGTTTTTATCCAGGGAAACAGTTTTGCCATGCCGTGCTTACCGCAAATTGGCTCATCAGCAAAGAAGATTTCACCACCATTTAGGCATAATGGGCAAATAGGTGCTGAACATCTGGTGAAGATGGAGCAGTTTTGACTATTCTCCATATTCTCCCCACTTTGCCCCATAAAACCCTTTATGTTGCGGAATAAGTCCGAGAAACCGCATTGGCTCATCGGCATATCCATTATCTTGATCTGTTGCAAAATCATCAACAAAATCTTTAACCGTGTGCCATGTTTGATTGCCAGAAAATGTTAAAAATCTGTCATTAACGGTATTAAAGAACGCGAACTCATGCCAAACTTCATCGTCAACCGGAATTACTATTTGATTAGTAAGGTCAATAAATCTAATCATTCACATCCTCCAATTTAATTTCCACATTCGGTTCGACACAAGTAAGTATGGCTATGGTCGGCATATCCACGCATGGGCCGTAAATCATTAAATATTCGCAATCTGTTGTACACATCACACCCGGTTCAAGAGGACACTCTACGCCGTCTAAAGTACCGTTAGGGTTTATTGTACACAACTCGCCGTGCCAGAGGATGAATTTATCGGGGGTCATTCTTCTGTTTTGGGTGGTTCTGGTAGCGGTTGCCAGTGATTTACGGCATCCAATGGCATATAGCCGAGAATGTTGTCGTGCCATACAAGTTCATCGTCATCAAATACAGATTTTACAAGTTGCATGAAACCATAAACGCCGAATCCATCTTTTGATGAACTTGTTAAAACAATTTCTCCAATCATCGGCAATCTCTCATTAACGCTTATCCAATCTGATTTCACTTCATCCTCCCCACGCCGCTTTTCGGAGTCCAGCCCTTGCCTCTATATATAACCTGCATTTCGCCAAACACCTGCTCCATTTCGATCTTACACTTGGGGCAGATAGGTTTATCTGTATCGTGTATGCTTTTCTTCAAATTTACCAACTCATATCCGCACACAGGACAGGTATAGTCCTTATAGGGCATTGGTTTCAACCTCCTCTTCATAATATTCGCACGGCCTGCAATACGCTTTCGCCATGCAATCTTCCCATTGCTCTGGCTCACAACGCATATTATCTGCAAAACAGCCGTCATGCCTGTATATGCAAGACTTACAGCAGTTGTGTTCGTCTTTTACTGGCAATATTTTTTCTCCGCTGCAACGGGGTCTTTCCAATACTCACCGAGTTTCTTGGCGAGTTTGTCCCAATCGGTGTGAACGAATTTCTTACAGCCGATCTCGATAATGAAGCCGTTGGTAACTCGGTCAATTTTTACTTGGTGGAACTTTTGACCAACAATGGTCGGTGTGTTTGTGATTAAATAACCAGAATAATCCTCGCCGCATTTTGTTTCTGCCATGTTTCCCCTCCATATTTTTTCAGATTTATGTAAATCATTTATTTTATGCTTTAGGTACTCGGCTGCCGCGCTTATTTCTTTCTGCATTTCTTCCTCACCACCCTCAAATTACTTATTTCATTGTTTAGCGTGTTATTATCAAGATGTTTAACAAACTCGTTCTTGCACAAAGGACGGCCAAGATATAGGGCCATGATTAAACGATGCTCCATTACATATCCGTTCTTATCTGCCATGCCCTCAAATTTAAGCGGACACCTAACGGCGTAATAGCAATATCTGCCATTGCGCGTTTTTTGCAATATCCTGTCTTTTGCCATTTAAATACATTATGGCGTAACAATTAAATTCTGTCAACTTCCTTATATAAAATTTATTTTTTTTATTTCCACATTTCCACAACTGTATTAGAAAAACCGCATATAGCGTATAGGAATTACCCACACGCTATTGACAACGGGTAAATATTACACCATAATTGAGTATAGCAATGAAAAGGTGTACTTACATCTATAAAGCCGGGGATGATGCGGTTGTTTCTGGTAAGTGCGCTATCGGCGATCAATGCGGTTCCATGTACGGCTCGGAAGAAAGGAACGGACTATGTTACGGCCATTGGAATCAGTGGAGGGCCGAGCATGATCGCGAGGGCTTGGAAGCCGATAAGAAGAAGCGCGAGGCCACTCTTGCCGCGCACAAGCAAGAAGCCGCAGAAAAGCACGATAATCTGATAACCGAAGTAGATAAAAACCCACAGAAATTCGGCATTAATGACACCATCATAAGCGCAATGGGGCTTAATGAGCCGTGCGATTTAGAGAATGAATTGGCTCTGTATAAGGCGTTAAACTTGGGCGAGGGCCAGGAAAACTACGATGAAAAGATGGCTTTCGCCCGTTGGCTGTCCACGCCGGAAACCAAGCGGAAGCCGAGGGATATAGCGGAAGCGGCTAAGATACTCGGCGTTTCCCGGCAGACGGTTGAAATATGGCGTAGGTCGCCGGATATGGCGCGTCTAAAGGCCCGTAATGCCGAGGCCATCTTGGAGAACGCCTATAATCTGGTTGTCTATAAGGTCTTGGAGGGCGCAGACCGCCTCGATCCGCGATACATAAAACTCTATAACGAAATGCGTAAGGATGTTGTGGATAAGTCGCCGAAAAGTAGGTTTCCGCAACTACCAGACGGCCTCGTAAAGCAAGCAGAGGGCAGAAATAAAGAAGAAGGCCGAGCGCAGTTACACGGCGCGGCTAACGATATTGAGAAAGCGGCGGTATTTAGCGCGGTTCGTGATGGCAACGTAGAGGTAGAGAATTGAGTTATTCTCCGGCAACCATACGCTCTATTATTGAATTATGCGCTGATGATCCGCTGTATTTCGGCAAGGTGGTTGCCCCCAATTTCTATTCAAAAGAGTTCGCCACGTTCCATCGGCACATGATTCACCGGATAAACCACCTGCCGCCGACAAAGAGGATTATTGTGGTTGAGGTTCCGCGAGGTAATGCCAAGACCAAGATCGTTTCGGTCTTAAATCCGCTGCACCGCTGCCTATTCGCTTCCGGTAAGGGTGAGCGCATTAAGTATGTGGTTATCGCCTCATGCTCCGCATTTAAGGCCGAGCAGATCATTTCGGACTATCACCGTATAATTTCAAGTGAAAACTTCCAGGGCATATTCCCCGGCACGGTGTTCATTAAAAACCGCGAGGACTTGATAGAAGTAGAAAATAAAGACCTCGGCATAAGGTTCCAGATACTTGCTCGTGGGCGCGGTAGCCAGTTCGCCGGTCTTAGTTATGGCGAAGCGCGGCCCCAGATATTCATAGCGGACGACTTGGAAGATCCAGAACAGGCGTATTCACAGCGCATTGTGGATGAAAACCAGAACCTTATAGATGAAACGGTTATGTTCGGTCTTGCGCCGTGCGGCTTCGGTATTCTGGTCGGAACCCCATTCGCCACCGATTGTTTTACCGAGCGTTTTACTAAGCGCAAGAACGTCATGGTAATTAAATATCCACAACTTGTGGAAACCGAGGAAATGGCTATTGAACTCGGCGTACCAATTGGACACTCGATTTGGGAAGATTTGTGGCCCACCGAAGTTATCCAAAGGGAGAAAGAAGAGGCCATTGCCAACGACACCATAGACGCATGGATGCGCCAGCGGCAACTGAATACCGAGTGCGGCGAGGGCCAAGTTCGCTTCGATATGTCCAAAATCGGGCGCATTAAAGAGGAAGATCGCACAACCTATTTTAAGGACAAAAAGTTAAACGTCTATATCCTGTCCGACTATGCTTATTCCAAGAAACTGTATGCCGATGAGAGCGCCATTATCGTATTCGGCGTAGATGACGCGGCGAACTATTATATTTTACATTCCAGCAAGGGCAAATGGGGCGATACTGGAACCACCCAAAAGATAATTGATCTTGTTAGGGCGTATCATAAAGACCTTAAACTTGTAGGCGTTGAATCGAGAAGTTTCGGCTATATCGAAAGGGATATGCTGGAAGTCAAGCGCGAACTTAATATCAGTTTCAGTGTGATTCCGCTTGAACCGAAGAACCGCACCAAGCCGGGTAGAATTAAGAACATGATTTCCTATGTAGAGGATGGCCGCGTATTCTTCGTGGGGGAGCATAAGAAACTGGAAGCGGAACTAAAGACGTTCCGTGGGGAAGAAAAGGATTATGGGGATGACCTTAGCGATACGTTTGGTTATATACCGGATGTTGCCGCCAAGCCCACCACCCAGAAAACCATAGACGAAAAGAGGAAAGAGGACGCGCACCGCCAATGGGTGCAGTTCACCACAGAACTTGACCAGCGCAGGGAAGCACCTCGCATGGTAAGGAGTGTTTATGAGGATCGGTATTGGTGAAATTCTTTTAATGATCCAGATTGTCGTGTTTTGTTCGGTGGTCATCATCTACGCTCTGCACAAGAAGCGACAGGAAAACATTAAGTCCGTGCGGTTTACCGCCATGAGTTGCCACATTGAGCGCCTATTCGATGAACTGAAAGGTACGGTTATTGCTTCCAACGGCCACCTTATGACCCTGGTGAATGAACTGCGCGATTATCGGCGCGAGTTCAACTTGACATTCAATACTGAACTTGCGGGTAAAGTCGAGGCGATTCTACACGCCGGGGAAACCAAAGACGGCATGATGAAAAAGATGAACGAAAGCGGAGAAACCGAGTGGGTTCCAATTGACCACGGGTGGTAAAAATAAATGGCTGAAAAACAAGAAACCGGAATAAAGACCAAAGACAAATGGGTGAATTGGGCGGAAGGAAAACTCGGCGACCACCCGACCAAGAATTTCAAGCATGGCAAGATAGAGTGGTGCTATGCGTTCTATCGCGGAGAGCAGTATAAGATTTGGGACGAGCGCAAGGGATATGTCCGCGACGTGAACATTCCCCGCGAGTGCAGGTCTATCCGCAATATCTGCCGCCCATTCGTAAACGCTTTTACCGCCAAGATGCTGAAAGACGACCCGATTCCGTCCGTCCGTCCATTCAGCACCAATACCGAGGAATTTGACGAGAACGCTTCTCTGGCCTTTAACGCCGTATCTGAATACTGGTGGAAATCGGTTGTTGATGGTTCTAAGGTTCTCCATGATGCCGTGGAGTGGGGCGCTATCGGCGGCATTGCTATTGTAAAGGAATATTGGGACAAGAACCTTAAATCTGGCATATATACTGGTGACGTAAACCTGTCCTGTATAAATCCGCTACACTTTTTTGCTAACGCCGATGCGCGGAGCGAGGAAGAACTGCGGTGGGTTATTCACCGCTTCCCCCGCGAAAAGGCTGTTGTGGAGGATGAGTTCGGCCTAGAGCGCGGCTCCCTGTCTGCCGATGATAAGGAAAAATCAGAGGGCGACAGGACGTTTAGCACTAAAAGTCTCGACACCTACCATTCGGAAAGCGATAAAGAAACCGTTCTTGTTCACGATATTTGGATTAAAAAGTGCAAAGACCATAAGAACGGCAAGCACGTTGTCGTGGCTGGCGGCAGAACACTTGTAGATGAGGACAATCCGCACCCTAATAAGTTGCCGTTCCTGATTTATAACGTCCGCGCCCTGCGTGATGATTTGTATGGTCAGGGTATTATTTTCCCAATTCTGACGATTCAGCGGGACATGAACCGCTTGAACTCGATCATTATGGAAAACGCCTCGCAGATGGGGCTTGTGAAATGGCTCGTGCCGGAACAGGCAAACACGCTTCCCGGCGCATTTACCAACGAGGCCGGGGAAATCGTACCCTACACGCACCCCTATAAGCCGGAGCAATCCAACGTATCGCCCATTGCGGCGCATATTGTCAACCAAGTTGGTGAACTTTTCCGCATGGCGCAGTTCATTACTGGCCTGCAAGACGTTGGTATGGGCATGATTCCGTATCGCGGTTCGCAGACTTCACCGGGCGTTGTGCGAGAACTGAAAGGTTCAGAGGATGTTATTTTCGCGCCAGAGATTCGCGGCGTGAACGACCTCGTAAAGCGCATTATGCGCCGTTACCGCGAACTGTCGAGGGACGGCTATATCGAGGATCGCGTTGTGCAGATCATGGGCGAGAACAAGCGCATGGAGGCTACAACCTATCTTGCTGGTGATGATGCCAACGATTATGACTTTGAGTTTAACGCCGGGGCCGGATTCGCCAAGTCGGACGAGGCCACGATGGACGAGATTATGACCCTCGACCAGAGTGGATTCTTCGATAAGGGCGGTGTTGACAGGCGCGTTATCACGGAATTCGTCATGCGTAAGGTCGGTCTGCACAAACTCCGCGAAGATACCTTTAAGGATGAGCGCCAAGCCAAGCGTAATCTCGAAAAGGTTGTTAATAACATTAAGCCGGTTATCAGCAAGTACATAAATCCTGATGCTCATATTAAGGTCTTTACAGACTTCACTAAGACCGAGAATTGGGACGGTTTGGACGATGGGATTAAGTTCTCTATTGATTGGTACATAGATCAATGTAACGCTATAAAAATGGGCATGATGGCCCCACAGATGCCGCAGCAGATGCAGGGCGGCGGCGGGCCCATGCCCCAGCAAATGCCGCAAATGCCAACCCCTATGGAGCAAGACGAAGCGGCACTAAACCGAGCGCAAGGACAGGGCCAACCGGTCCTTGATGATATGGGACAAGCGACTATCGCACCCCAAGGAGAAATGTAAAATATGGCTGATGAAAACGAAGTTGTTTTGGTAAATGCACCCCCTGCGGGAACCAATGATCCGTTCAGCAAAATCGGGCTTGAATTGCCCGATGACGACCCGGTTGTAAAGGCGCTGAATTTATCTAATGGTCAACCCGAACAGAAAGAGCAGAAAGCCGAAACGGAAGTGGTGGAACCTACCGAAGAACAAAAGGCAGAGCCGCAATCCGAAACTGCGCCGCCCCAGGCGGCAGCGGACGGAACGGCAAAACCCGCTGAAACACCGGAGAAAACACCCTATACGGAGGACGAACTTAAAGCGTTGCTGGCCGACCCCGCATCTACACTCGACACTTCTAGGTTGGATGAGCGCGGGAAAGCGATTCACAAGGAATTTCAGCGCGGCTACACGCAAAAGTTTGAAGCACTAAAGCGCGAGAGGGACGAGGTTGAAAAAAGACGTGCGGAAATCGCCGCTTTTGAGGAACGCCAAAGACAGCTTGAAGAACAGCGGCGCTATGATGCCGAAGTTGCCGAACTTGGAGAAGATGAGGCAAAACGGAATCTGGCTGATCGCCAACGGCAGGCTGAAATCGCCAATCTTAGGTCCATTGTAGAACGTATGCAATGGAAAGAAGCGAGTAATGCGTTTCGGCAGACCTTTAAGGACTTGGCCCCCACCTATCGGGTTCCCGATACGCCGGAGCATGAGGATATGGTTATGTCCTATGTTTGGGCGCAGAACTACAAAAACCGTATGAACGGTGCGCCCGAAATCGGCATTGAGGATGGGCTAAGGTTTATTTCTGACAAGTATGGCTACACTAATCCTGCTAATTTAGAGGGTATTATCAGCGCCAATTCTGACTTTAAGAAAGCGTATGACCAGAAAGTGATAGCCAATTACTTGAAGCAGAAAGCGGCCGGGGCCACGGTTCCGGCCTCATCGTCTGGCGCAGTTGCAGAGAAACCCTCCGAGAAAGAGGCTCAAGTTGATCTTGAGGCGTTCCAGAAGGACCCCAGCGCCGCCCTTTTGGATCGCGTAAATCGGCGCTTAGAGGAGATGAATCTTCAAGTTAAAAATTGAGGTTAAATAAAAATGGCTACCTATGTTTCACTTTCTGATTTTGCAAATGTTACGATGGAGGAATGGCAGAGAACCGTTCCGAACCTTATCAACCATAAATACTGGCTGAACAACAATCTGAAAACTCGCGTTGTTAATCACGGCGGCGAGTCGCTTATCAATGTCCCGTTCCAGACCAAGGGCATGGTTTCGGCTATGCCTACCGCCGAGAACGTGGCTAACCCCACGCCTGTCGCCCCGACCTATGCGAATCTCGATCTGTACATTAAAAAGATCGTGGCGCGTATGATTCTGTCCGAGGAGACGATGGCTCTGAATAAGGGCAAAGCGGCTATTGTGGATAACCTGAACCGCCTGATGACCGACACCCTCAACGATTACAATATGATGAGGGAGTTCCAGATGCACCAGCCCGCTGACGGCGTTATCTGCGTTTCTGCCGAAGCCGACACCGCGACTACGATTGAAATGGATTCGGTTCGCTGGGTTCGCCCCGGCATGACCCTGGACGGCTTTAAGGATTACAGCGATACCACCGCCGATCACGCGGACGCTGTTGTTTCCACCGTTGACTATGATACCAAGGTGGTTACGTTTAGTACTTCGCTGACCAGCACCACAGACGGCGAGGAATTTGTTATTGCCAATACCTATACCGCTGGTGCGCTTGCCACGACCTACTTCTGCAACGGCATCGAAACCCTGATTAACGATGATGACCCCGACTATGGCGATATTATGGGGCGTGATCGTGCGACCTGTCCCGATGCTTCCGCCGTTGTGAAAACTGGCGCGTCTGCCGGTACTGCCGAGGCGCTTACGCTGGCCCGTATGCGCTCGGTTCTGGATTCCATTGACGTTTGGTGGGGCAACGATCTTCCCAATATCATCTACTGCCCGGTGGGAGTGTACAACTCCTATCTGGAAATTCTGCGTAATGCCAACCAGCCCACCGTTTCCATGCCCTCTAAGGACGGCTACCCTGCCGGTGTGGAATTTATCTACAATGGCAAGTCTATTCGTATGGTGAGTTCCCGCCTGGCCCTGCCGAATACTATGTTCTTCATCAACACCGACCACCTTATCAAGTATAAGGCGGCTGATACTGGCTGGGACACCCTGGCTGGGCCGTGGGAGAAGATCAGCGGTTATCAGCAGTATGAAAAGGTCTATCGCGGGTGGGAAAACTACGCCGTGGATGTCTTTAAGGCTCACGGGCGATTGGAAGATGTGAGCGAAACCACTTGATTATAGGCCGTTTGCGCTTGTTTGTGTTTGATTGTTACAACTGCGAGGGGGGCGAAAAGCCCCCCCGTATTCTGAAATAGGAGAAAGAAAAAATGTCTCACAGGATTTTTAATACGTTTGAAAAAACCAGCACTTCGGCTGGCGTTCCCTACACCCAGGTTCCGTCTGGCAGCAGGCTGGATTTTCTGTCTGGCAGTACGCTGAACCTCGGCGGAAACACCAGTATTACCGGTACGCTTTCGGTTGCGGCTTGGGGAAGTACCTATACTGATTCTGCTCTGCGAGTTGGCGCTTATGGTACGCCGATTGCTGATACCGCACTGACCGATAACATTCTGGTTTCATTTAATGGTAGTACGGCAACCGAAAAAACATCTGATGATACCAGTTCAATGGCCCTGTTTGTCGGAATGCGGAATACGGCACTGACCAATCAGCCGCACACTAAGTTGCAGGGCATTTTGACAAGCACTCTTGTCTATGCCAACTGCTTCGATGCTTATGGTGTGCAGGGCCACGTTGCAGTTAAGGCCGATGCGACCGCCGTTGCTGGTGGAACTAATATTGGTAATATCTGCGGCGGCAGCTTCAAGGCTACCGTTGATAGCGCTAAGACCGCTACTGGCACCGTGTCTGGTGTTTTGGTTACCCTAGAGGGTGCGGGTACTGTTACCGGCACGCATAGCGGTTTGTGGATTGATGCCACGGTTTCGTGCGACAATGGTATTCTGATGAGTTCTACCGGAACCATGACCAATGGTTTTTCTCTTAGTGGGACGATTACCAATCTGTTTACGTTTGCCGCAAATGGGGCCGGTATTGTTCATGGTGGGGCTGCTGATGCTGCGGTACAGGGTTATATTAAGATGGTGGTTGGTTCGACCGCCTATCGGATCCCGTATCTCGCTGACACTGACAGTTAATATTGTAAATCTGGCAGGGGGTCGCAAGACCCCCTAGCCATAAAATAGGAGAGTGCATGATGCACGTAGCGATTGGGGGTTTGTTTGAGATCAACGCCATTTTGAGTCGCGGGCTTATGGGGGTTGATCCGTACACCGGACAGCGTTTTGCCAAGGCCGATGAATTGCCCGTTGGCATTTTTCGGCACTTGCGGCGGTTGCACAGGGCGATTAAGGATGAACTTGAAATTATCTCGCCAGACCACAAGGTATTTGTGGAAAAGTGGGTGGTTGACGGAAAGTTCCCTGCGCCCGATGCGGATAATTTCGCAGAGTTTAGCACCGCAAGGAATGAGTTTTTTGGAGAGTTGGCGGTCATTCCATTTGCCACTCCGTTCAATCTCGGCCTGATTAAAGACGATGCGGTTGTGCCGACGGAACTAATCGGGCTAATGGAGGAAGTGAACGAGGTAATTGAGAAAGAAATGAAAGAGAACGAAACCCCGCCCGCGACGGCGGATACCGATAAAGGGCCAGAAAGCCCGAAAGCCAATGCGAATTGACATTGGCACAAACCCCGGAGCCAGCCGCCCCAATCGGGGCGGCGCTCCTCTTGTTTCGCCATTTAGGGACAAGCGGAAAAATCCGCATCCCAAGGAGATAATTTAATATGGCACAGTATCATAACTACGTTTGGTGGATCGAACAGTTTAAGGGCAAGTTTTTGGCTGGCAAGATGAAGCAGCGCCCGCCCATGAGCGTTGAACAGGCGCGGGAGTTTATCGCGTTTTACGAGAAGCGCGGCGGCGGCTCGGCCCGGTGGAAGATGGTCGCCAGTAGAGCGTTTAAGGAAGCCTATGGCGTTGACTATCTGAATCCTAGAGATTTCAAGGAGCATCAGGCCGAGGAACGTATCAGGGAATTGGAGAGGCAGATTGCAGAGAAAGAAGCGAAACTGGCTGAACATCCGCCCGTTGAGGAAGTTCCCGATGCGCCGGTTGTAACCGACAAGGTTCTTTCCGTTGACGAATTTGAGGTAAAGTGGCGTAAGGATCGCGGCTTTGCTTCTGATTATTCATTCAAGCCCGTTGAAAAAGCGCAGTTTGCCCGCGCTTGGAAAAAGTATAGCGGTGAATAAATGATATTCGCATGGTGGCGTGAGGATCGGCAACTTACGGACGAAGTTTGTTCTATGTTGAATCGTGGCGATTTAACCGTATATGATGATGAACCTCACGCCTGTTACCATGTAATGATGGGCCATGAAGAATGGTCATCGGTTCCGTACCCGTGGGGTGAGGCGGCGCGAGATGATCTCCGCCGCCGAGCCTGGGTCTGCCATAACGACCAGCACGAAGCCGAAGCACTAAAACAAAAAACAGAATATGACGAAATGATGGCCGGAAGTGAGAGGGATGAAAACAACCTCTTGCGCGACATAGCCAAGTCCGTTGCCGATTGGGGAACACGCGACCATGATTATTATGTTATGCCAGGAGATACGGATAAATGACATATACAGAACTTATCGCTCATGTGCGAATATTGATTGACCAACCCCACACGGCTATTTGGTCTGATGCTAATATCGGCGCTTTGATAAACGATTCGCTTAGGGACGTTTATCAGGAAATTCATAGGCGTTGCCCGAAGTATCTGTATAGGTCGGCAAGCGTAGCCACAGTGGCAAGCACCTACACCACGGCGGTTCCGTCCGATTGCTCCATGATAGACAAGATCGTTAATTCAAGCAACGAAACCCTGCCGCGCCTAAAGACAACGCAGATGGACATGGCGGAAAGTTCCGGTGAACCGGAGGCGTTTGACGTTGTTGGTCCTAACATTTTCTGGTTCCCGAAGCCGGACGCGGCCTATACCCTTACGGCGTATTATTCGTATATGCCAGCCGATATTAGTGGTTCTACGGAACCCACGCTACCTTACGGTTATCACGATCTTGTGGCATGGGGCGCGGCACTAAAAAGCCGCATCGTAAAAGAGGAACAGTTTAGGGAATATACCATGATTTATCAGGATAAGTTGTCTAAACTGCTTCGCGCCTGTACGGTGGATATGTTGAATGAAGCGCCGCGTGTCAACGGTGCATACCATGACTTCTATATCTACGATTAACCATGCCTGTTGAAAAAAAACAAATACCATCTGCGCCGTTCAAGGGCTTATATCTGGACGGCGTAACTGTTCCCGGCGGCTTATCGAAAGCAGAGAATGTAATTATTCTGCCCGATGGCACGGCGGAGCGTAGGCCGTTTGAGCGCACGTTGGCAGACACCGAAACCTGTCAGGCAAGCCGTGGCACCAAGGAAGTCTTTGAATTGCTCAAAAATGACGGCACAAGATATATTTATGCCGATATTGACAATAGCGAAACCTACACATCCGCTTTTGGTGCCGAGGAAGTCGAGCATTTTGCAACGTGGACACCGACAAGCGGATGGACATACGGTTCTAGCAAGTGGACGCATTCAGCGGGCACAACCGCCCTAGTTGCCACCGGAGAATCCGCCATTGTCGCCGCAACTAAATATCGTGTCGTTTTGGATGTTACATTTCCGACCATTTATGGGACTGGTTCTAACTGGACTTATGCTCATACCGATACCGGCTCAACCTACACCACGCAGACGGGCGGTACGCTAAAGATATGGCTGAACACATGGACTCACGCCTCCGGTGCTACAACGGCCCTAACCGCAGATGAAGATTTCGACGTTGTGGCTGGCGAATCTTATGTGGTAAAGTTATACGTTACGCACACAAGCGGTACGGGACTTTCGGTGTATCTCGGCGGTAATCTGCTCGGCGTGATTGCCACTAGCGGCTATACCACATTTATTGCCCGTTATGTAACCAATACTACCGGCTTGCGGTTTGTGCCGTCTAGTGATTGGGTCGGCTCGATTGAAAAGACGTTCCCGCGTGTGCCGAACATATTAGATAAAACCTGTTCCGTCATTAAACTGATTACTCCTGACGCGGCAAATATACCGGCAAATTACGATTACGAAGCCTCGCCGCACGAACCCGACAGTTGGTATAATAATGGAGCTGAACTGCTTTATTATGAGCCGGTTAATTGGTATGCGGAAGCGGCGGCGGCAGTATCGCAATCGCTGGCTATAACTTTGGGCGCAACTGCCGCCGGAACCATAACGGCTTCCGGTGTATATTCTTATGACGTTACGGCTACCAACACCACGGCCCTAACCATTACGCCGACAACCGCATTTACCGGCAGCGTGAATAGTGCCTCGGTAAAGAAAATGACGCAAGCCACCGCCGCGACTCGGTGCAAGGTTATCGGCGGAACCGTTACCGGCACAACCGATTACGAAACAACCTGGGGCAATATCCTAACCGACCTTGAAACCGGCGATACGGTTCACCCGCAATGGACGGCAATGCAAGATAGGGCATTTCGTTGTGACGGCGTGAACCCTAATTATTGGTTTGAGGACGCAACGTATCACCATACGCTCGGCGTTCCCTCACCGGCTGATGCTCCGGTTACGGCTAACACCACCGGCGGTGAAATTACCGCTGGCGATTATAACGTATATTACACTTACGTAAAAAAGTATTCCAATAACTATGTGGTCGAGGGCAACCCAAGCCCCGCCTCACACACCACCGTAACCGATAGTGCAATAACCATAAACGTAATTGCCTGCACCGATCTTGACGTTACGCACATTCGCATATACCGGACGCTGTACGGCGAAAGCGGTAGTTTCGCTTACTTCTCACAGGAAGTGAAAAACGCCACGGCGACGATTACCATGACCGTAGCCGATGACAATATCAGAAGCACGCTTACCACGCTTGAATTTAACCATGACGTACCGCCGCTTGGCAAGTTTGTTCTCGGCGCGGGTAGCCGCTTGTGGCTTGTGGACACCAACGGCACATTGCATTGGTCTGTTCTCGATCAGCCAGAACTTATGCCGTCTATGAATTATCAGACATTCGACCCCAAAGACGGCGACGAAATGATGGGGCTTTGCCCGCTTAGAAAACACCTGCTGGTATTCAAGCGAAAAAGAACGTGGTTATTGGATATGTTCTCGGAGAGTGTTTCCGATGATGGCGTTGCGGCGCTTGCCAAAGATGTTGTTTCCAGCAATTATGGTTGCATTGCAACTGGCAGTATTCAGCCGGTAGGAACGGACGCGGCTATCTGGCTTTCCCACGCCGGGTTCATTCTGTATAACGGCGGCTCAATAAAGAACATAAGCGGCGGCGGCATAGATGCCGATGGTAACATGATGCCGAGCCGCATACAGGATGTTATAAACGATTTCATGGCCGATGGTGCCGAGCATTTTATTGACAGTGCATATCACACGGCACGGCAACTGTATCACGTTAATTTTTTAACGAGAAATGCTGGCGGTACGGCGATTACCGCACAACGGCATTTCGTCTATAATCTCCAAAGCGATTCCTGGTCTGAATATGTATATCGTGATTCTGATGGCGATAAGATGTATGAAACGAACTTCGCCATGGCGCACGATTCGTTGGGAAATGAGGTTATACTGATACCGTATATTTCAAGCACCACCGGAACGGTAACGTATGTTTATCAGGGGGAATATGATTTTCCACCGGAAACACTTGGTACAGCCGTGGAATTACTGGATTCAACTGGGGCGGGGGGTACGGCCCTAGACGCCCCATTGTTTTCGTTTGCCGACTCATCTAATAATGTTTATGTCATTGCCGGTGATGAAGATTCGGAGTCAAATATTAATGTTTTTAAAATAACCGATGAGGGGGTTGCATCACTGTTAATTTCAACTAGCACCATAAAAACGGCACTTGGAACAGGTGACAATTACCCCAACCTATATCCCAAATCGTTTGTACAGGACGACACAAATGAATGTTTTTATGTTATGGGGAAATCTCCGCAACCAGCACTGGGAGGGTTTACCGGATTGGAGGTTTCACCTCGACGTGGTTGGCAAAGTATAACGACAAATCCATTTTCTCAGGGCGATGTTTATGCCTTATATTACAATTCGGGTACAACTGCCGGTGTATATAAACAAACCGATGGAACGGGGGAATTTTCGCTCGTTTCGGCCTTAACCGGATGGTCTGGTGTGCCAATCAATTTGTGCATTTCCCCCACAACCGGAGAATTATATTTAACAACCTCCACACAACTATATGTTTCCGATGGCACAAGTGGTTTTGCCCTACTTGATAATTCCGTTGCCATTGACGGAAACATCACACACAGTTTAAACGCAATAACGATTGATTCGGATGGAAGTGTTTATGTCAACGAAAACGGATCAACGCTAATGTGGAAAAGAATTAATGGGTCTGGCGCATTTCAAACATTTACAAATTCGGTTTCGTGGAATGGGTTTTGCACGTCATATAGCGGAGATATATATGGTGTTGCCAACGATGGAGATATTTATAAAAACTGGGTTGCCCTTGGCAAAATACACCCCAATTATCCCACGGCGAGGTGGCTAGAAATTGCAGTTGATATAAATGACAACATTTATGTTACCGATGGGAGTAGTGCAATAAAGGTTTCGATTGGGGGAACAGAGGATTTGGTTACTGCCGATAGCACATCCCGTAATTGGAGCGGCCTGACGGCATCACCAACAACGGTTTATGCAACCGACAGAAATTCCCCCACGTTTTCCGGAGACATATATACGCAAGTTGGCGGTGGAAGTCAAATATATTGGATATTGAAATCCACTTATGCCGGTGCTTGTACATTGATAGCGTCAGCAACAATATTGGATTATGTTGGCGATAGCATTGAAAATGGAATAAAGATAAACAGTGATGGTTCAAGTCTATTTTATATAAAAGAAACACATATATCCGAATCGTCCTCAACCTTTGCGTTACACCGGGTTTCTAACCCCGGTTCTAGCCAAACCGATGCCGTATATTATTCTGCGGCATACTCAATGAATGATTGCAATTTCGGGGGAATGGATGTTTATGGAGACAACTTATATATTTTGCACACAGGGACAACCAATTATCAGTTGACGAAAATAACAGATACCGGGGCGGCGACCGCATCTGCTAGTTTAATTGATACGGGCATTGCAACGTCTTATTCACCAACTCACGTAATATCTATATCTGACACGGAACATTACATATTGTGTTCTGGTAGTGTTCAGAAACTTGAATACACCGATGGGGCTTGGTCTAATTCTTCATTTATAACAATATCTGGTACAAATTCAGAGAAATCGTTTTTTGTTAATTCGTCAGGACAATTCACGATTACAACTGGGAATTACGTATATAAATATAATAGTGCCGGAACCCTAATAGATACAACATCCAATTCCTCTGTGACCGAGTGCGTTGGTGTTTCCAACCTAAATGGTTCCGAATCCCTGGAGGCCGTCGTTATTGTCTGTGGGTACACCAGCAACAATGTTTATAAGATATATCCGGAGGGTTATTGGGGAGAAATATGGGACACAATTATTGATGTTGAAACCGAACCAACAATGTATAACACGATGATTCACATTACGTCTAATTATACCGATCTTGGTATACCGAATGAAAAGCGGATTACGAGAGCATATTTGGATATTGATTGTAAATATCCCGGTTGTGGTGCGTTTTACATTGAACCTGATTATAAAATCAATTATGCCACTCACGCCCATGGCGAAATATCCGAACCGTCCGGTGCGGTTTCCATGAGGCCATTTCAGCATTACGGACACCAGGCGTGGGTATATACCAATTCGTCTTTTGACGATAACTCCGAGCAGTGGCAACCCACACGGCTTGACGTTGGCACTAAGGGTACGGCGTTCCGCTATACGATTAGGGCCGGTGATGTTTCAACCAATGTAACCGGCACAATGCGTATCAGACCGCCGAAAGTAATGGTACAGGTTAAAGAAGTTATATGAGAACACCGTTTATAATTAAGATTCCGATGGGGCTAAGGCCGTGGGAGGCCGACAACTGGCGAGCCGTATCGGAAGCACTTAAAATGTCTATCTCTACAACCAATAAGGTTGACAGCCCTACCGCCGGACTAAACGCCGTTAAGGGTAAAGTTCTCGTTGACGAATACGATTCTACGCCGGAATACTTAGAGAATAAAATTGTCGAGGGAAGCGATATAGATTTTGTGCAATCGAATGACGGTACTGGCGCAAAAGAAATCAAGGTCAATTTGAACGTAGTTACGCAAGCGGCAGAGCCGTCCACGATCACCGCCGGGATGCTCTGGCATGACACCGATGCGCGTTTTGGCACTCCGTTCAACATCGGTGATGGCGAACCCGGCATAGACTATGAAGTTGTATTTAAGGGCGATACGCACGAGGGGTCTTATACCTGGATGGAGGATGAGGATTATTTGCTTTGTGCCGATGACTTACTTATGTCAACGGCAGAAAACATATATTTCCGCGACACGGCAATTTCGATAAATAGTGCGGATGATGGACACTTAGACCTTACCGCCGACACAACCATAGACCTAAACGGCGTTACGCTTGCAACCGATAAAATCGCATTTACGCAGACCGACTTAAACGAATACATAGACTCATTGGCGGATGGATATATAGACTATCGGGCCACTACCGGACACCGCTTTGGGGATGGGACTAATTATGCCATGTTCGCGGCTGATGGCAAATTGACTTTAACCGGAACGGCGAGGGTGTGGAAATCGGTTGACATAAACCCGCAACTAGTTAAACTCCCCGGCGCGAACCCACCGGCAGAGGACACTATTGACGGTTTCGGCTTTCACCGCTACGACAGGGCGACAGAGGAAAGCGTATATATTACGTGGATCGTGCCGAGTGATTTCTGTGCCGGTGATGCCAGCGTTAGGGGTTTTTACGGCTTTGTAGTGGACCACGCCCCGGTAAGCCCTGCCGCCGCCGAGAACGTCCGTATGGGTTTTGAGTATAAAAAAATAGCCGAGGGTGAGGTTTTTGATTTCAGCACCGGAACGTCAAGCGGATATATTGATGAAACCATAGCCGCAGACGAAACAGCATATATCGTCCATTTAACATCTACCGGAACCTGCACCACTACCGGATGGCAACCTAAAGATAAAATCCTATTTAGGTTTTATAGGGATGCTACTGCCGTAGAGGATACCTACGACAATGAGGCTTCTGCCGCAGACAATGATGTTTGGGTAAAGGCATATCATTTAGAATATCTATCAGACAAACTCGGTGGAGCGAGTTCATAATGGGCGATCCTTGTGGCAAAACCTATTTGAGAAACGCGGCGAACGATGCGTGGATTAGTGTTGCTGTTGGTTCTGGTACTGGCAGTGGCGGCGGCTCGGTTAGCGGCGATTATATTCCCGAAGATGGATGGGTGGAAATAGACGATTCATTAACCTATGGCTCGGCCACCACATTCACCGCTACTGGCGATTTAACCGCCACATTTCAAAAAGGAACGAAACTTAAATTTACCCAAAACACGACCAAATATTTCTATGTCGTTTCGTCTGTTTATGCCGACCCCACTACAACCGTAACGATAACTGGCGGTGATGATTATTCACTGGAAAATGCGGCAATTACCACCCCGTATTACAGTTATGTTGAAAACCCCGCCGCGTTTCCAGAATGGTTTAATTATACGCCGACAACCACGGCGCAACCTCAGCTTACCATTTCAAGCGTGGTTATAGATTATGCGAAGTTTTCTATCAGGGGACATACGGTTTATGTTAATTTGAGTTCAACCTTCACACTCGGCGGCAGCGGGAACCCCAATGTTTATATAACGCTCCCGGTAGAAGCAAACAACACCTGCCGTTGGTGTGCCTCTGGTTTTTCTAACGGCAAAACAACTTACGCCGCCAGTGCCTGCGGATTTACAAATGCCGGAACGCCAGACTATCTGACTATACGAAATTACGATGCCGGTAATTGGGGTACTGGCGCTGGTAAATATTTCCGAGTAACCGCAATTTACGAAATGGAATAGGCAATGATTTTAAATAAAAATATTTTGGAGGACTAAGATGGCTTTTACAATCACCACCACTTCGGGGAGAACAACCCCGGTTACTGTACTGACCGCAACCACGGCAAAAGTAAAAATCCAGGGCCGAACCAATCCTGACGCGGCGGGCATGAATCTTTATGTGAAATATACTAAAGATACGGAAACTTCCGTTACTATGTCCTATGCTATTATCTCTGACGATCTCTCGGCAACCGATGTTTACAAGATTCCCACTTCTGCGGCTTCTACTTTAACGCAGGCGGCTTCAACCTTGGACGCAAGCGGATATTGGATTATCCCGATTTCCACTCCGGTTTGCGCGAAATGCTGGCTTCACATTACCGTTACTTTCAGCGGTTCTTCCAGCGATTCAACCGTACTGCTGATTAACGCCCAGCGTGATACCACTGACGGAGATTAACCATGTTTAAGAAATCGTGGTTTTCTATTGCCGATACATTCGATCAGCCGGTAGGCGTTGGCGACACGCCGACATTTGCTGGGGCGACACTCAGCGGCCTTACCGCATCTACGGTAATTTACAGCAATGCAAGCAAAGCGATTACATCACTGGCTAATAGCCCCGGCTACCTGCTGAACGACGGCAGCGGTGGTTTGTCGTGGGGAGCGGTTGATCTGTCGCCCTACGTGAGGAAAGACGGCTCTACCGAGTTGACCGCCGACTGGAACGTGGGGGCGTTTGATTTGACGGCAGTTGACATGACGGCGACCAATTTCAAGTTAAGTGGCACTGGCACGTTGACCTCTGCTCTCGGCAACGTATCGCTGACCACGGCGCTCACGGCGGCAAGCGGGGATGAAGCGGCATTTACCCTAAACTACACCACCAATAAGGCGGCGGGGGGTGACACCGGGCTCGTTATAAACCAGACCGATACGGCGAGTCCAGGCACATCACTCCTGATGAATTTGCAAGTTGGTGGGGTCAGCAAGGCAAGTATTGACAATGCGGGAAAGGTATCCTGTTCACAAATATATGGCGGCGTGGCAGGAAATATACAATTTCCAGCAGCAACCATAGCCCTTTCTGCTTATCGTTTCATTACATTCAATGCTACTGCTTATAATTCTGAGGGGAATTCGTACACATTTACAAATTCGGGAGGTTTAACGGACACCGATGCTTCGCAGGCGTTTATAATATTGTCACCAACGATTAACCAAAGCGGCACGGCTGGCTATCAGGCGGTTAAAATTAATGTCACGGAAACGACGCTTGGTAGTGGGGCAACTGGGGCGAATAGGTTGTTTACGGCACAAGTAGGGTCGGTAGAAAAGGCCGCCATTGACAACAAGGGCGCTATCACTTCGACCATGATAAACAACGCTGACAGCGACACGGACGAAATTGACAGCGTAGTGTTTGCTGGCGGCTACGGCATGGTGATCGCGGCCTCTATCACGGACGGAACGAGTGCGATTTGGAAACTGAAGGGAACGACCTTCGAGGCGATAGAGGTTGATGCAGACTGGACGGCGACCAAGGACGGCGCTGGAACATACAACGTCTATATCGAGAGCGGGGCAATCAAGTTGCAGAACAAGGTGGGAGACGATAAGAGCCTCCGACTTGGCTACTTCGGAATCTAATGAGGAAAACATGGCAGTTACAGTTACAGTTGACTTGACGGCTAATCATGTTATCGGGGCAAAAGATCATTTCGGCACCACCGATAACGCGGAAGCATTGGCCCTGTTTCGCGCATGGGTGGGAAATCATGCGAACCAGTGGTATCAGGATTCGCTAAAAGCGGACTTGGATGCCATCGTTGCGGCGCTCTACTCTGACCCATCGAAGATTGCGGCAATCATGGCGGCGCTGGCGTTGTGATTGTATTAGAGATTATTTTCATCCTGCTAGTTGCGGCAGACACGGCGCTCACATACCGCGTCATCTCATCGGGCAAGGGCGTGGAGATCGGGCCGGTGGCGAGATACTACATTGACGATAAACCGCTTGCAATCGGCATAGCGGTTATCGCCGTTGTTTTGCTCATCGGCTGGCTGCGGCTTGTCAACATGACATGGATGCTGATTCCGTGCATCCTGCGGGTGGCATGGATTTGTCGCAAGCACGTGAGGATTCTCAATGGATAAGCAATGGATCGTTAATTCCTATCTGCCAATCTTCCAGCGCGAGGCCGACTGGGATGAGCATTGCCGAGAGACCGCTAATGCTGGCGGCAACGCGGTTCGCATTTTAACCTATG